ACAACGGCACTCAGTTGTTCATTGCGGCCAATGGGCCGGGGTACATCTACAACAGCAGCACGGCAGTCTTTGCCCAGATCACTGACGTTGACTTTGCTGGCGCGTTGGTAGTTGGCTACTTGGACGGCTACTTTGTTTTCATCCAGCCAAACAGCCAAGTATTTTGGGTAACGCAACTGCTGGACGGATCCTCCGTTGACCCGCTTGACTTCGCCAGCGCCGAGGGTTCGCCTGACGGTTTGGTCAGTATGATCATTGACCACGGGCAGATTTGGCTGTTTGGCACTAACTCAGTCGAGGTCTGGTACGACTCTGGCGCTGCTGACTTCCCCATGACCCGCATCCAGGGTGCGTTCAACGAGATTGGCTGCGCTGCGACCTTCTCTGTTGCCAAGTTGGACAACGGCATTTTCTGGCTAGGCGCAGATGCGCGAGGCCAAGGCATCGTTTACCGGGCCAATGGCTACACCGGCACTCGGGTCAGCACCCACGCCATTGAGTTTGCCATTGCCCAGTACGGCGACATTTCTGATGCTATTGCCTACACTTATCAGCAAGAAGGCCACGCTTTTTACGTCTTAACATTCCCCACCGGCAACGCCACTTGGGTCTACGATGTATCTACGCAGGCATGGCACGAACGGGCTGGGTTTGACAACGGCCTGTTTATGCGCCATAGGTCAAACTGCCAAATGGCGTTCAACAGCCAAATTGTGGTTGGTGACTACGTTAACGGCAATATCTACGCCTTTGACTTGGATGTGTACGCAGACAACGGCGGCATCCAAAAGTGGCTACGCTCATGGAGGGCGCTGCCGTCAAGCCAGAACAACCTAAAACGCACAGCCCACCACACCTTGCAGCTTGACGCTGAGACAGGCGTAGGGCTGGGCGTTACACCAGAGCAAACTGCTGACGGCATCCTTACTGAGTCGGCAAACGTCCCACCAGCAGGGCCAAGCTACCAACTGATTGCTGAGTTTGACTGGGAATATCTGGCAACCGAGTCGGGCCTTGAGATCATCACTGAACCGTCTTTGGGCTTGCCGGGCGAGAACTTGGTGACCTTTGCCTACACCGGCCCAGACATTGACGGCGCGGATATTGTCACCGAGTCATTTCCAGCCACCCCAGGCTATGACCCGCAAGTTATGTTGCGCTGGAGCGACGATAGCGGTCACACTTGGTCAAGTGAGCATTGGACAAGCATGGGCAAGATTGGTGAGTTTGGATACCGCACGTTCTGGCGGCGGCTTGGTTCGTCTAGGGATCGGGTCTACGAGGTCAGCGGTACTGACCCAGTAAAGATCGCCATTATGGGTGCTGAGTTGGTGTTGAGTCCAACGTCAAGTTGATATGGCAAACGTCACCCAAATCCCTGCGCCACGGGTAATGTTTACCCAAGACGGGCAAATCACGACTCAATGGTTTCGTTGGCTCAACAACGTCTACACCATCACCGGCTCTGGCCTTGGTATCACGCCGGTCATCAACGGCGGCACGGGGTTAGGCACGATTCCAACCAACGGCCAACTGCTGATCGGCAACGGCACAGGCTACACGCTCAACACCTTGACTGCTGGCACAGGCATTACTGTGACCAACGGGGTGGGGACGATAACCGTGGCATCTAGCGGCCTGTTAAGTTTTAGCGCAGGAACAACTGGGTTTACGCCCAGCAGCCCAACAACTGGTGCGGTAGTGCTGGCAGGCACATTAGTGATAGCCAACGGCGGCACTGGCGCTACAACAGCCGCAGCAGCCCGAGCCAACCTGGGTGCTGGCACAGTGACCAGCGTAGGCGGTACAGGCACGGTCAACGGCATCACGCTGACAGGCACAGTCACTACGTCAGGCAACCTAACCCTTGGCGGTGCGCTGAGTGGGGTGAGTCTGACTACGCAAGTCAGTGGGACGTTGCCCATAGCCAATGGCGGTACGGGAACAACATCTACGACTTTTGTTAGTCTGACAACCAACGTGTCTGGTATCCTGCCTATAGCCAACGGCGGGACAGGCACTTCCACTGCTGGCGTTAGCGCCACAATCGTGACTGCTAAACTGACCGCACTCGGCGCAGACGGCAGCATGACTTTTACAAACGGTTTGCTTACAGCGCAGACTCCTGCGACTTAGGTTGGGTAACAAGGAGAACGATTATGGGTTGGGGTCAACTATTAGGTGGTGCAGCAGGCTTTTTTCTCGGAGGCCCGTCTGGTGCGCTTGCTGGCGCTGCTCTTGGCGGTGGTCTTGACGAGGCTACAGGCGGTGGGCAAACAGGCGCTGCGCGTGAGGCGGCAGAAATAGCCGCAGCAGGGGGCACCCGCGCCGCTCAAGTCCAAAAAGAAATTTCAGACCAGCAAATTGCTTTAGCCAGAGAACAATTCAATAGAGAAATTGAATTGCAACAGCCGTTTCGACAGGCAGGAACAAACGCATTAGCGCAGATCCAGGCTGGCGCGTTTGCACAACCGGCGGCGTTTTCATATGACCCATCAAAATATACGCAAAGCGCGGCAAATGCGTTTTTAACTGAGGCTGGCAATAAAAATGTGCGGGCACAACTTGCAGCACAAGGCAGAATGTTTTCTGGCGGTGCGTTAAAAGCAATTTCAGATTACAACAGAAACGCTGCATCTTTAGGTGAAAGAGAATATTACCAACGTGCGTTAGATGAATATAACGCTAAGGCGGCTCAGTCTGCTACTGGCTACAACCGGCTTGCTAGTCTTGCGGGTGTAGGGCAAACTGCAACTGGGCGGGTTGGTACAGCCGGTCAAACTATGACCGCCGATACGTCCGGCGCACTTGGCTCATATGGAACCGCAGCAGCAAGAAATTACGGGAACCAAGGATATGACGCTGGCAACGCTTATTTAGCCGGAGAACGCGCTAGACAATCGTCCTACGGCGAAATAGGAAAAGCGCTTGGGTCTGGTGGGTTTGGTAGTCTCCAAACTGGCTTTAACAATATGTTTGGCGCTAGGCAACCTGCATCTTCAGCATCAACGTATATGCCTTCTGGTGGGTATGACCCTTACCTACCCTATGGCTATTACAGTTAAGGACAAATCATGGCACTTAATTTTGGACTTCTTGACCAGGGCGGCCCCTCAAATTTCTTTGAGGGCTACTCTCAAGGCCAAGAGAAAATGCAAGCCAACGCAATGGCCCAGCAAAAAGCGGCGCAAGCACAGCAAGAGTTTGGTATGCGCCAGCAGGAGTTTGCCGCTGGTCAAGCGGATAAGCAACGGGTTGCCAAAGCTGCCATAGTCGCTCAGAGAACAGCTTCTGCAAGGGAAGCAATACTTAACGCCCGTACTCCAGACGATGCTCGTGCAATTGAACAAGCGCAACACGCCGACGAATACCTCGGCCCGATTAGGCGACAGTTTGGCAGCCTAGAAGCAGACTTGGCTGATATCCCAAACGAACCCACTGCTTTTAATCAGTGGAAATTAAAACAAGCCTTGGGTGCAGCTAAATTTATTGAGCGAATGGATGCTGACGCACAGTTTGCCTCTGCTATGGGTGGCGCTCCGCAGGCCATGCCTCAAGCAGCGCCCACTAACGCTATGGCTCCTGTTGGGCCTGCTGCTCCAGCGCCAATGGCTAACGCTATGGCTGCACCGGCAGTGTCAGGCGAACTGCAAAACTATCTCAGCCAACGTGAACGGTTAACGGCGCTTGCAAATCAAACGCCTCAAGTTGCAGCCACTATTAACCGGCTGGATAAAGAGATTGCTAGGTTGTCGCCTGCTGCGCCGACAACACCAACAAGTGTCTCTGAATATAACTTTGCAGTACAGCAAGGCTACAAAGGATCGCTGTTTGACTTTAAGCGTGACTTAGCAAATGCTGGGAGAGCGCCAGGAACAACGGTAGTTTTGCCAGCACAAGAAAAAGCATTTGAATCTGGACTTGGTAAAGGTCAATCAGATCGAATTCTTGCTAATCAAGTAGTAGCACAAGATGCCGCCGCAATTTTAGAGACTAATCAAATTGGTCGTGATCTCCTTAAATCTGGTGCAATTACAGGCACAGGCGCTAATTTTCTTGTGGGCTTTAACAATGCGCTTAAACAAGCTGGTGTTGATTTTGGCTATGCAGATGCTGCGTCTAATTCTCAAGCCTATGCTGCCGCAATGGGCGCTAACGTAGGCCGAATCATTAAACAATTTGGCGCGGGGACGGGTCTGTCTGACGCAGACCGTGAATATGCAGCGCAAATAGCTGGCGGGAAAATTGGTCTTACTGAAGCCTCGTTGCGTAAAATTCTTGACATTAACGACAGGGTTGCAAACCGCATAATTGATTTACACAACAAAAACGTAAGTGGTATTAAAACTAATATTCCACTTACGGTACAGAAACCTGTTGGCATTGCGCCCCAGCCAGCGGCAGCAAGTCAAATTCCTACCAATGTTGCACCAGCAGCGCCAGCGTCAAACATCACGCAACAACGCCAAGACGCAAATGCAGCAATTGCTAAAGGAGCGCCTGCGACTGCGGTTCGTCAGCGTTTCAAACAAAACACGGGTCAGGAGTTGTAAATGGCTACTGGATATGAAGACCTAATTCCTGTTGCGTCTACTACAGGGTATGAAGACCTCATACCTAAAACCCCTGGCTTTATGACGAGGCTAGGCCGAGGCGCAGCGTCTTTGGCCGACGTTACGGTTGGCGGGTTGATTCCTGCTGCCGTTCAGCAAATTGGTTATCCATTGGCTCGGGTAGGTCGTTCGGAAGAAGAAGCAAAAGCGGCTACGCAACGTCTTGTTGGCGCAGTTGACCAGCCATTTGGCAAAACATTTGGAGTAACAGGCACACCTGAATATCAACAGGAAAGTGGCCGTCAACTATTAGATTTTATCGGTCAAAACTTTCAAAAAGGCGCGAAATGGATTTCCAATAAAACTGGACTTCCTGCTGCTGACGTTGAAAGTATTATTGGAACTGCAACTCTTGCTGCGCCTAAAGTTGTGCCAGCAGTAACGCAAGCTGTGCAGCGCGGCGCAGCGCCAATAATTGAAAAGGGGATTGTTGGAGCCAAAATGCCGTTTGAAGCACAACTTCAAGCGCGGCGTGAAGCAGCATCACTCAAAGACTACGCTCGGGGGCCGCAAATTGATGCCGCCGCTGAAGCTCAACGGTTAGGTATTGCGCTTAATCCAACTGACATTCAGCCTACGATTGGCCCAAAACTTACCACTATGGTGGCCGGTGAAAAAGGTGTAGAAGCCATTACCGCTGCTAACAAAGGTGCCGTTCGTAAGGTTGCGCTTGACGAAATGGGTTTGCCGCCCACAACACAACTTAATGGTGAGGCAGCATTTAAGCAAGCCCGTACTCAAGTTGATCAGCCCTACAGAGAAGTTAAAAAACTTCCAATACAGCAAGCCGATGATGCAATGATTCAGCGGTTAGAAGCTATTCGTAGCGATTTAGATGTTATTGGCGCTAAAGAGTATGCGCCAGCCATTAGCAAGATTGTTGACGATGCCATTGCAAAAACCCAAACAGGTTTGACCGGCGATACGTTGCTTAAAAACATCAGTGTTTTGCGCGAGAGAGCAAAAAAAACGTACAACAATAAGTCGGCAACGACAGAAGCATTGGATATTGCAGACACCAATCTGCGAATTGCAACAGAACTAGAGTCCATGATTGACGGCAGCATTGCCAACCCAAAATTGCTTGGGGAATATCGTGATGCTCGGCAAAAAATGGCGCGTATTTACACGTATGAAGCTGCAACAGACTTCAATACTGGAATGGTAGATGTTAGTAAATTGGCGCGTCTTACTTCAAGCAATAACGCATTGACGGGAAACATTGCATCTCTAGGAAAAATAGCCGGTAACTTCCCTGATGTGTTTACTACAAAAGCTGCAACTCCTTTTAACAAGGCTGTGGCAATTGGACGTACTGGCGCAGCAGGAACGCTTGGCGGTTTAGCCGGGTATGCACTTGGTCAAGATTACGTTAGTGCCGCACTAGGTTCAGTTTTGGGTGCTGGTGCTGGCAAAATTGGTCAGTCTTTTGCCGCTAATCGTTTGGCATCTCCCGAGTATCAAGCTGGTTTGCAATTGCGTGATGCGCGAATTCCAGTCAATCAATTGGCGGCGTCAATGCAGCCTATTCCGCAAAATCGCGCTGTTGTGCCCTATGAAGCGCCGGTGGAAGTTCTTGGGCCTGGACAAGGGCCGTATCAGCCAAACTTTGTTATGCGTCCCGGTGGTTATGGGCCACTTACTACACCTGGCGTTGCGCCTGGGCCTGCCCAACTAGGAATGTCACAAGGCCCGGTTGGCGGTCAAATGGGTGCGCTTCGCATGGAGGACGCAAGACTTCGCAATTTGAGTATGCAGCAAGGCGCTGCGGCTGAAGCCCAACAAGCGGCTGCGGCTGCGGCTGGCCGTCAATCTACTGGGCGAGGTAGTGTGCTGGAATTTGACCCGATTACAGGCACATACAAGGTGGGCGGTGAAGGCGTTAGAGGCGCAACGCCAGAAGTGTTTATGGCAAACACTGGTCAATCACTGAGCGCCGCGGCTGAAAAAGTTGCGGCTGGTAAGTTGTTTGACATGACAGCCGCCGAAAAAGTGGCTTGGAGCAAAACCAAAGTTGATTTTGCTGAAGCTGCTCCAGATTTAAAAGGCTTGTCTGACAAAGCTGTTGCCGCCAAGATGATGGATAGGAAGTGGGTTGATGGCACCATAGTTAAAATCCGCGAAAAAGCGGCGGCTTTTGATGAACTCTCAAAACGCGCCAGCAATGCTCAAGTTGCACGTGATGCCGCAATCAAACGTGAACAAATGCTAGATGTTCTTGCTGACTTGGAAGATAACCTTCGCCCTGCTCGTCCGGTATCATCAGACATTCAAGGAAGAAAAACGCGTGAATTTAATCGTAATCAAATGATTGCGAACACTAAAAACACTAACGCCATGACGCAGTAGGACCACATATGTACTACCTCAATGCTTTCAACGAGATGCTGCGTAAGCGTCAGCGGCAGAACATGATGGGTGGAGAGGGCTATCAAGGCGTTGGTAACGCCCCGTTATCTGGCCCAATGGGGTTAG